CTTTCAGTGCGACCGTTGATATTGACTGCTGATAATACTGGTTGGTATGTGATCACCTTAGTATCCTTTCTTTTGCTGTGAACGCGGTGTATGCATCCTTAATTTCGGGATGATTCTTTATCAGGTACGCTAGAAATCGTACTGCGTCTGCTACTTCTGAGACTGGGACCTTATCTTTACCAGTACCTATAACTAGTCCCTGATGACTTATACTAGAGCTACCTATAGTTGTCCCCCCACTACCACCACCTCCTGATCCACCTATGGGTATCATTTCTTTTCCTCTGTCATCTTCTGTATCTCTTTGATAGATAACTTAAACTTACTGTGTATAAATAAAACCATAGCTGGTGGTATCTTCACATCGCCATAACGCACACGACTAACTGTTGATGATGAACTCTTTAGCGCATCAGCTAACTCAACATCACTGAGTAGCTTGAGTTTGGTTCTCAGGTAATCGAACAGTGGGTAGGGTTTCTTTATCTCCTGCTTTATCTTCTTTCGTATCATCAAATACTCCATAAAGTGTGCGTAATGTATAGCTATGTTGTTTTAGTATATGTTCCATAGCACCGAGTACTTTGTCAGGGTTTATCGCATCTGCTTTGAGTAACGTGAACTCTGCTGTCTGTGCAAACCCACGCAGTAGTTTAGGAGGGAACGACCCGCGTTTAATCGCATCACATAAATACTTCAACCACTCTTGTGTTGGACTATCCCACGACGGTCTATCCCCCCAACGATTCGATCCTCTACGCATTGCTATTACTTCTGCACAGTACAAGTCAAGCGCACCTAGCTTTGCACGTAGTCGTACACCCTTCTTAAACCTAGCTAAGTCATGTAACCATTGCTTGCGTACAGTGAGGTTCATTAAACCCCCATCTTCTGTGCTGTAGCCATTGCTGTTAACTTACCCATGTCAACATCCAATACAACTTCTTTCTTGACACGCTCCTTAACTTCTTTATGTTTCTCTTTCACTGAGTCAGACAAGTAATCCCATAGTGGTGGGAACGCCCGTAGTGCAGGCGCAAGCGTGTCGTATGCTTGGGTAACACTAGCAACCATGTTTGTAAACTCAAGACGTGCAACTTCTGCTTTGCTCACAGCTTCTTTCCATGCGACACACTCTGCATACAGTTCATCCCATACAGTACTGTCTCCGATCATCTTTAGTCGTACTTCTAAAGCACCGTATGAACTCGTAGTAGATGATAGTGGGCATGTATGTTCATCAGGTACAGGTACACGTTGTGGTAACTGAAACTCTAAATTAACTTTTAAATCTTTCACGTGATTAACTACTACCCTATTTGTAAATCTAAGATACTTTTCTGGTACAGTCGATAGTAATGCTTGATCAGCACCAAACACTTCGTTGTATATATACGTACCCCACATAGGATCAGTAGGTTTCTTGTTGTTCGCTTCACTTATCTTCTTGTTAAACGAGTTGTACGCAGATGCTCTTATGTTGTCACGCAACTCTCTACTAAATTTTACTGTCGCCATTTTGCTGTCCTTTCATATAAATACGAATGCCATTGGGTGTATTTTCAATGGATACTTTTCCATCAGCAATGTCACGCATCGCCATGGTCATAAGACCAAACGTCTTATGCATATCTTTCAATTGCTGCTGTAAGTAAATGATGTACGCACCCATACCAATGAAGGTAAGTAGTGCGATTAGTTCTATGAATGTAATCATTTCATCATCACCACTTCACCGAACGGTGCTTTGTCTGCATGGTTGGATACCCACAGCACAGGGCAATCCGGTGCACCACCGAACGAATCACAGCACAAGTCAGTGAGAAAGACACAAGCAACAGGTTCTATCTGATGCTCTCGCATGTACTCAAACACTGGTGCAAAGTCTGTACCACCACCGCCATGAGGTTTAATATCGAGTGCATCATCACGTTCATACGATTCGTAGTGTGATACATCGCTATCGAAATAGATAACATGTATCTTGGATGGGTTCATATCATCCTTGACGAACTGTATCTCAGATGCAAACTGGTTAATCTCACGTTTACCAATCGAACCGGAGCAGTCAACAGCAAACAGTAATTCACCGAGTGTCTCACCACTCGCACTGGGCAGATACAATCCTTGTGAAACGAATCGACGATTCGGTCTAGCCCATGTACGAGTATCTGCTTTACACTTCTGGATAAACTTACGTAATACATCACGCCAATCAACTGCTGGTTGTAACACCTCATCAACAAAGCGTTGCATACGCCCACTCATCTTACCCATCATCTTTGCTGCTTGTGCTGCTTGTGCTACTGCTACTTTCCACTCTGCTTGCTGTTGTTGTACCTCAGCAGGACTACCCTCACCATCTTCACAGTCATCCAATGGATCGCCTTGCCCACCGTATCCACCACCATCGGGTTGCTCTGGCAGTATGTTGTAGATACCCTCGGATGTACCACCACCTGAGTTGTGTATATTCCGATCAAGTAAACCGACACTAGGCATCTTACCGATACCCTCGTCAACCAATAGCTGATTGATCACATAGTCTGCAGCCATGTTCCACTTGCGTGCTTGTCGTTCACCCCGACGAAAGTTATGTTCAAGCATCGGATGAAAGCACTCATGTGCTACAAGGAACTTCATTTCCTCATCGCTTAGCTTGTCGATAAAGTCAGGGTTAAATACAACACGCTTACCATTGGTTGCTGCAGTGGGTATCTGCTTACTCAACTCGAATGGCATACGCATAGCGATACTACCGACGAACGGATGTTCTAAGATCAGACTAGTCTTAGCTTTTGACAGACGTGTTTTGTATCGCGCTGTTTCAGTAGGTGACAACGCTGGTTTTTCTATTACTGTACTCATGTTAAATCCTCCATACACATAGATACATACTCTTTGGCTACACTAAATGCTGTTGCTACCATTGCTACAGGTAATAACAGATACGCTAGTACTGCTGTACATACACCGATAAATTTATTCATCTCTCACCTATACGCCCATGCTGCTATGAAAAAGCCTGCGGATACTAAAGAAACTAGCATCACGCAGACTACCGCAACGACTTTCAAGAAGTCATCGTCATCCACGTAACCAACTCCGGGGCCATAGTGGATTCATTACTTTTACTGCACCTAACATAACTAATTCCGTTCGTGTATATGTATTGGTATGAAACTCTGGATACCCCGGACTTACATACACATGCTCTTTGTTGTAATGCGGTAAATATAAAATGCCTTTCAACTCATAGCATGGTTGTGGCGTTACTTCTGCCTGTGATTCTTTTGTACTCATTATTGTGCTCCCATAAACGTACCCATCGCAGCCATAATGCGTCGTGCTTCTGCTGCTGTATCACTACGTAAGTCAGGGTCGTTACGTAATGCTTCAGGATGTTTGATTAGTTTGGACTCGACCTCTTTGCGTAACGCTTCAAGGTTAGGATCATCAGCGAAGTTAAGACGTGGTAGTAACGCACAGAGTTCTGTCGCATGTTCAACCATACTGTTTTTAAATATTGCTTTGGGGTCGGACAGTTTCTCTGCCATGTGTTTCACCCTATCAAACAGTCGCTGCCATACCTCTTGCATCGCTTGCTGTTGTGCATCCTTGACTCGTGTCTCAACATCATGCTGAATACGTGACAACTCATCGTTTGCAATTTCAACTCTGAAGTCTGATGATGGCACAGGATATACAGCCATGTCCATACGGAATTTATCGCGTATCTGAGACGCTGTTGGGTAGTCAGCAGCATCGTACAATCCACCTAGCATAGTCGAAGCATTAGCAACTAATTGAGGATACTCAGCTACAAAATCATCAACGAGTTGTATCCACTCACCTTTCTCTTTACGAAACTCGTTCATAAACTGCAGGTAGTTACTGGTGGGCAGCATCATCGTACCGTCCATACCCCATGGCAGTGTGTTCTTGTAGTACTTCTCACGTATCAGTGATGCTTTCTTATGCACGTTATCCAATAGGTTCTGCATGGGTAGTAACGACTTGTTGTACCGACCCACATCGACTGCAGTACCGTGTGCTACAGCAACCTCACGAGTTGCTTTCTTGTCGTACTTACGTGCTAACCACTGACTAATGGATAGCTGTACGAGTAGTGCTCTGTCATTTAAGTTCATTATTTTTCCCCTAAAATCCTACGTTTTGAAAGGTAAGCATCGAAATGCTCTGGAAACTCTACTGCTTTATCTACTGCATAACTATGTACAAACGGACTCATAGTTACTAATCCTTTTAACTTACGCTTGTCCTCAGGTGTAGCTACCCCCGTATCAAAGAGGTAGTACACCCAGTCACTAATAAAAGCAGGTGAATCCCACTTGATAGGATTACTCATGGCTAGAACAGTACGTCCTGATGTTTCAACGACCACTTGATAAACGCTTGAGTGTTAGCCAGATCAGGATTCTTACGACACGCATAGCTGATGGTAAGCACCGAGAACTCTGCAGGCATACGCTCTGAGTAAGCACATACTCTCTCGAAGTTACCTTCTGTCGCACGTTCTGCAATCGAACCGGCAATGGCATACAACGTAGCAGGATCGGTAGGCACATCGCCAGCAGTCGGGTTAAGTAGTAAGTTATCGATGTTAGGTAGCTTGCGCCATATCCTTATGAACCCTACGAACTCGGCTGCAGCACCCTCACCTACAGCACCTTTAAACGACTCGAACTCTGCATCAGCAGGGACAGTACCTAGCACGTCACTAACACCTTCAACCCATGACCGTGGCGTTGGGTTCTGATCACGCTGTGGATCGTAGTCATGCAGTAAGCCAGTACGAAAGCGAAGGAAACTAACTACCTCACCCTTGACGTTGTTATCAATCATCCACTGTGTGCTGTCATCAAGGTGTGTCTCAAGCTCGTAGACAGTCTCACGATTACGCAAGTGACCAAGAACACGATTGGCACCGGCTCTGTCTGCTTGTCGATTACCTGTGGATATAACCTGCCAGCCATCAGGCATTGACACACCGTGTAAAGTTCGTGCTTGACAGATGTTAGCTAGCACCTTCTGTAAGTCGTTACCTGCTTGGTTACGGTCATCGAACAGCAGGATGCCTCGCTCTGGCGCTTTACCCTTGACAGGAAACCAGTCAGGCAATTCGTAATGCAGTCCACCTGCATCGTTTTTAAACAAGATACCGAAGTCCTCGACCAACATCGTAGGCAAATGCTTCTCGATAATGGGTACCTCAAGCTCGTTGGCTACCTGATGAACAATGGTTGTCTTACCACCACCGGGTGAACCCTCGATACAAACTGTACGTTGTATAGGAAAGAGTGACTTCAGAGTTTCCTTCAATAGTGTTGCTCGCATTACAAGACTCCCTTAAAAAGTTTATGGTCTATACCGTATGAAACAACTACTTCACTACCCAACAGATCACGCGTTTGTTTTGCATCGATCTTGTTATCAAAATACATAATGCTACCGTCCTCATCTTTCACTGGTGCACCATGTTTACCGTGACGTAGCATGAATAAGCGAAACATTTTTATCCCCCTGTTAAATCAATAATGAACCAAACAACAATTGCCACTACTACCAATAGTGCTACATCAGCTCCGTTCATCTGTATCCTCCGGTTTACTTGGTGGTATGGTGTAAAACAGGTCATGCAACTCCCTGTGTACAGCGTCCTTCGCATCTGTCTCCAACTCGTACAGAGAACGCTTTTCTTTCTTCTTAGCGTGCTTACCTGCCCCACTCTGCTTGGCAGCAGCTACGAAGTTACGCGGTTTTAACTTTGGCTTTGTCATCTTACTAATCCTCCCTTATTGTTAATGCCTTTAAGATCATCGGGGTTGGTAAACAACATATAGTTACTCTTGTGCATCGGTGCTACGCAGTGCTTCACCTTCTTTGCTGCTATATCGCCACAGTCAAGGCACAGCTTGTACCCTAACTTTACGCGGCGATGGTCTACATACCCCCCGCACTCAGGGCATAGGTATCTTGTATCGTCACTCATAATCCCTCCGGTATATCTATCTCGTCACCCAGTTTGCTAACGACGTAGCAGCGCATCGCTGCGACTAATGGGGTTTTACCTAATTCCTCAAATATAGAACCACTTCTAATTATTGTGGCTATCCATGTACCTAGTCCGTCATAATCTAAACTGATACCCTCACACTCAATAATCGCCCCGCCTTGTTCCCAATCAACGGACGGTTGGAAGTAATCCGGAACTGATCCGTCATCGTGCAGCGTTCCTTCGCACTGAGCAACTGCCCAATCAAGTGCTGCGCCTGTAAGTTCGTTTGTTTTCATCAATGTACGTCCTCCTCGTGTAAAGTCGATCCCTCCGGTGGGTTTAGCTCTGCATACGGATTACCGTCGAACATCTTGGCTAGTGGGATCATATCCACCGTACCATCCTCGTAAGTCGCTACAGCACAGACTGTTATAACCGGCTTACCGGTTTGTTTATCGGTACACTCAAGCAGTGCCAGATCACCGTTCTCGGCAGCAGCAAGTAATGTTTTAAAGTTGAACTCATATCCTTCATTAATCATGTTATTGCCCTCCGAAATAGGCCATCAATGCTTCACTTTGCGACTGCTTACGTGCTGGACTACCCAGTATCCGTTCCTTGGCAATAGCGTGGTATCCCTCGTTTGCTAGTACCCTCATCCAGTACGTTGACAGAAGTACCGTAGACTTTAGGGGATGGGCTTGTGTATTGTGTCTAGTTGTTGAACGACTGTACTTGTCCTCATTTTCAAACCAACAGCCATTGGTATAGATGAACATAGGGAAGTGCTCACCCCACGAATAGACAATGTATCGCTCATCGTCACTCTCATAGCCATGGATTACTGCATACAAGTTGCTACCAGTGAAAGGTTTGTGCTCTTGTACAAAGGGGCGACAACTGCTGTTTGCTACTTTGGGTGTTTTCATGCTTCATATCTCCACATGTTAGTGATACTTTTTAATAACGAAGTCCGGTATTGGTGTCGATAAGCCCTTTAAGCTCAGCCATATTTGCACCAAGTATCGGTTGTGCTATGTTGCTAATCGCATTGACAAACTCAATGGTTGTTATCAATCCTGAGTGGTAGTGAGATACCTGAATTGATACATCGTCGTACACTTTCTGCATTGTTTCTTGTGTAATAGTCATGCTTCATATCTCCACATGTAAAGGAAAGAAAAAAGGGGCAGATTACTGCCCCGATGTTGCTAGGAATGAAACCCATAGTGAGTCTCATGCCATACTGCACCGATGGTGTACCGACGATTGTTCTCATCATCGTCATAAAACGCCACCAGATCGTTTGTTGTACCGACCTTGCCATCGATGATGATTGTCACCATTGGATACGACATATTCCACTGAGATAGATAACCAATCGCTTCAAACAGTTTTTCCCATGAGCCGATTGACTCAGCGATAGTTACCAAATGGGAAGGCTCAATACCAAGCCGAATGTTACGTGCCATGTTTATCTCCTTATGATTGCAAAGCCCGATGAGTCTGGGCTATACGCTGTTGGAGAATATTCCATGCCCACATATATTCGTCACGGCTGGTATTGGGGTTGTCTAAGATGCGCTGTAAGTATTCGATTGTCATGTTTATCTCCTCACGCCAGTTTTACGGTGCGAACCACAGTACTAGGTGCTTCTCTAGCAGGCAGAACAGCAAGGTAAGGCTTACCCCAAGAGTCAGTCATAATCACTGGGGTATCACCGTTTGCTTTGGGCTTGTATACTTTCGTTTCCATCTTGTGCTGTTTAGCCAATTTGGTAATGGTTGTGTAAAGCTCAGCGACATTGGTCATGTCAAACTTACCATCAACATCTGCTTTGATAGTGATGCGTTTCTTAGTATCTGCATATACAGATACTTTACCTTGGTAAATCTTAGCCATGATAGGCTCCTTAGAAAGTAAAGTTAAAGTATGTAAAGCAGTCCACTGGGGACGCCCTCAGTCTCGCTCGGCGGCGGCGCAGCGTCAAGTTTGCCCTGTTTTACTGAGAAAGCGATTGATGTAAAGCGAAATAATCTAAGTTTTTGTCAGGAATCTTTTGGTTAGATTGGCTTTAGATCGTAAAATAGATCGTGCAAGTGATTGATTAATAAGGATATTGCAGTGCACAATCTAAATAATCTATGTTTTTTGAGGTTGTAAGAAAACTTTTTTAGGGGGTTAGGGATTAGAGTGTAAAGTCCCGAATCTGTAAAGTTCGTAGGAGGTGAAAAAATAATAGCTGCGGTTCAAAAAAACGTGTATTAATTAGATTGTTTAGATTATACATATATTATATAACTCATTATTTCAGCCTATAACCCGCATATTTCCTAGTGGCTTATATAACTTTACGTGTCAAGTATGTCAACTTAGGTGATACAGAAAGTGGAAAATCGTGGCTAGTTAGCTTTAGATTGTTTAGATTGTTTGTCTATTTGCTATTTTTCAGTGTAAAGTCTATACGTTTTAGTTATATCTCTACACAATTCATTGTAATTCGGTATAACAGAGCAGTTAAAGCGGTGCGACGTCCGCGAGCCATGACCCCCCGACGTATGGTAAGTACTACTACTAAAGAATAAGAGCGAGCAACCCCCTCAGTCCGGTCACTTGACGCAGCATACGCTCAGAAACAGGGATTTTTGGGCAATAAAAAACCCGGCTTGCGCCGGGCTGGGTTAATCTTGTATGTAGGTATCGTATAGTAGCCAGCCGATGTATATGATTGTGGCTATGATAAAGAAGTAGTCAATGGATTCTAGTTCGTACATGGTGTTCTCCAGAAAGAAGGAGCCGGTTTCCCGGCTCCTGTGGGTTAGGCTAGCTTAGTCACTGTACGCTTGCCGCCTGTGTCACCTTCTGCACGCTTAGGTAGCAGAGCGATGTACGGGTTGCCGTAGCGATTGGCTAGCAGGACTGGCTCGGTGCCGCCTGTAGGGACAAACAACGAATACTTGTTGATCCCTGCTTTCTTGCCCTTACCGAACTCCTTCATGAGCTTGTAAATTTCGGGAGCATCGATAGCTGTGAACTTACCAGCGTTATCCTTTTTTAAGGCAACCTCGCCTTTGGTGTTAAGGACAATAGACACCGAACCTTCAAAGGTCTTTGCAGACATAATAACCTCCAGTTGTTAAAGAAAAGAACTGCTGGTAACGTTGTGTTATCCAGCAATTTCAGACTAGCCTAACATGACGTTGACGTCAAGTTACCAGCAAAATCAAGGGTTTTTGATGCCTTGCCGCTAGCCGGTCAGACGCGTGACAGAGGCAGGGGGGTGGGGGGTACATGGACTGGCAGCGACGACCCCCGCCCCATATATGTAAACCTCATAAAGTAAGACCCCAAAAAACCAAGTGTAGAGTTAACTCCCACTGTAAACTTAAATCACCCCCATTGATAACTTAAAAAATCCCCAGCCCCCCAAAACCAAATGTTAGCATAACAACAACCCTTGACATTCGTGTACTTCTACCCTACGTTTCGGGTATGGACAGACTTCCACTCAACCACACCAAATGGTCAGATCGCTTAGCGTTTGACGTTGCACTGCTCTTAGAAGGCAGTGGAGATACTATGCAAGAACTAATGACCAGACACAACGTTGACGCCAATAGCCTATTGGTATTCAATGCCGACCCAGTGTTCTTAAAGAAAGTGGAGCACTACCGAGACGAAGTACGTGATAAAGGCTTAACATTTAAACTCAAAGCCCGAGCGCAAGCGGAAGAACTACTAACGACTTCATGGTTGTTAATCCACGATCCATCTACATCACCAGCAGTCAAAGCTGACTTGATCAAGTCCACGGTAAAGTGGGCGGGACTAGAACCCAAGGGGGATGTGGCTGTTGAAGGCGCAGGTGGTGGAGTACGCATTACGATCAATCTTGGTAACAATCCTAGCGATGCACGAACAATCGAAGCGCCCATAACTGAGGTAGAAGATGTCGATACCATCGAGCATTCTGAGTCTGTTTAGTGACTCGTATGACGGTTTTACGGCTGCACGATTTAAAAGCGCTAATGAAGCCCACAACGTAGAGGTTGTGTTGAAAGAGGCAAAGATGTCGTTTCAGACTAAGATTAAGAAGTCCAAGAAGCATGGACGGGAGTTCATCATCCTGTTGGTAGGAGTAGCATGACGTGGCATGTATATCCCGTGGGGGATTTAAAAGAACATATTACGGATACCAGAGAAGGTATGTGCTGGTGTGAACCGGCGTATGACGAGGAGTATGATACCTACACCCACAATTCGTTGGATGGTCGGGAACTTTACGAAACTGGCGAGAGAAAGCTGAATTAATGCCCTTAAACATTAACTATACACCTCCGCCAACTGGCAAGAAGTTCATGGAGAGTGACGCTAAGATGCGCACCTTGATGGGGCCAGTTGGTTCAGGTAAGTCGGTAACGTGTTCGTTTGAGGTAGTACGTCGTGCGTCCATGCAGGAACCTAACCAGCAAGGTATACGCAGGACTCGGGCGGCTGTGGTGCGGGAGACTGCGAGACAGTTGCAGGATACGACGATTAAAACGTTTTTGGATTGGTTCCCGCCCGGGCAGTGTGGGCAGTACATGCGAACGACCAAAACATATTTTTTCAAGGTGGGGGATATCGAGTGCGAGATAATGTTCCGTGCACTGGACGATGCGGACGATGTTGCCAACTTGAACTCGTTGGAATTGACGTTTGCGTGGTTCAACGAGTGTCGAGATATACATCCGGATATTGTGGACGCGATGTCAAAGCGTATTGGGCGATTCCCGTCAGCGAAGGACGGAGGTCCGACGTGGCATGGGATGTGGGGCGACACTAACCCACCGACGATGGATGGGTGGTGGTACTACCAGATGGAAGGACTGGACCCGAAAGATGGCGTATCTGCGAACAATAATGGCTGGGCGGTCTTTAAACAACCGTCGGGGCGAAGTGCGTTTGCCGAGAACGTTGAAAATCTTCCTGACGGGTACTACGATACCCAAGGGCGAAGCGAGGAGTATATCCGGGTTTACATCGACGGTGAGTATGGACTCTCCTCGGCTGGTATGCCGGTGTATAAGTACTTCCGGCCTGACTATCACATGGCTAGACAGGCACTTCGCCATATCAGTAATGGGGTTCGACCCATTGTTGTGGGGATGGACTTGGGACTCACCCCCGCCGCCGTTATCGGACAGCAAGACCCCCGTGGTCGGGCGCTGATACTTGACGAGTGTGTCAGCTTTGATATGGGTGTACAGCGATTCGTGCGTACCATGCTAAAGCCACTGCTGTATGAACGGTTCTCCGGTGTGCCGGTGTTGATCGTCACTGACCCAGCGGGTACACAACGAGCGCAGACTGACGAGCGCAGTGCGGTGGATATTATTAAGGCCGAGGGGTTGAAAGTCATACCAGCTAGGACGAATACGGTGTCGGCAAGGATTAATGCGGTTGATGAGTACTTGATGCGTCAAGTAGATGGCGACCCGGGGTTTTTGGTAGACCCACGGTGTACGCAGTTGAAAGCTGCCATGATGGGCGGGTATCGGTACAAGCCCAAAGGCGATGGAGACATCGACAAGAACAAACATTCACACGTAGCTGAAGCCTTACAGTATCTGATGCTGCATATTGCCAGTGCTGGAGAAGGTTACATGGGCGTACAGCGACGGGAAATAAAACGTGTTGCAGCCGCAGGATGGACGTGATAAATTGAAGTTTCTCGCACCGCCGTCCCTTCCGGTGGTTTTGCCCTCAGAGCTAACGCTTTGGGGGTTTTTTCTTGCGTGTTTAAAAAGTTCATGCTATAAGCTGTGCCAACTTAACCCGCGTTCGCGGAGGACACATGAAGGCTAGCAAAAAATCCAAACCGTTTACCATTCTGTCGGATAATCCCAAGATGGATACAAGCGGTATGGCTGGTAAACCCAGACCGATGGAAGTGTATGCTTATACTCCGCCCCCTATGTCCATTGGTGACATCATGGAGGAGCACGAGAAGAAAATGGCTAAGAAACCCGAAATGGACGATTGATAATGGCGGGATTGACATTCTTGCGGGTCGTTGATAACTCCTCGCTTATGCGACAGGAGAAGGAAGCGGCGTCTCAGGCATTAGCTGCAAGACAGAATCAACCAGTTATTCTTGGCATTGCTGGGTATTTGAGGCAGTGTTGGGACGTAGCCCAGATGGCGAAGCGTCCCATAGAGCAAGAAATGTTACGTGCGTTGCGTCAGCGCAACGGTGAGTATGAGGCAGATAAGCTGCAGCAAATCCGTAGCCAAGGCGGTTCTGAGATTTACATGATGATCACCGAGGTAAAGTGTCGTGCAGCCGAGTCGTGGTTGCGAGATATTTTACTCGACAACGGTAGCCCCCCATGGGACTTAGCTGCAACCCCCATACCTGACCTGTCCCCCACACAAGACAAAGAAGTTCAAGCTGAGTTTGCTCAGAAAGTGTTGGACATCGTGCAGCAGTTAGGACAAGCACCGACAGCATCTGAGATGTCTGAGATGCGTGAGATGGTAGCGCAGGACTTTAGATTCCGCGTACTGCGTGAAGCCCAGACAAGGGCGGATCGCATGAAGATTAAGATACAAGACCAGTTTGTACAAGGCGGTTGGGAAGATTCGTTCAACGACTTCATCACCGATCTGGTGACGTTCCCTGCGGCGTTTATCAAAGGCCCAATCGTGCGCAGACAGCGCAGGCTGGGCTGGAAAACTGACGCTATGGGTAAGACAGTTGTCGAGCCGATTGAGCGCCTAGGCCCCGAGTACGAGCGCGTTGACCCCTTCCGTATTTACCCCGAACCCGGCATTAGTAACCTCAACGAAGGCTATTTGTTCGAGCATCACAGGATGACTCGGATGGAGCTTTCCGATCTGATCGGTGTTCCGGGTTATGACGACGATGCTATTCGTGCTGTGCTTGACATTGGTAACGGTCAATCGTGGATCAGTGAAGATGTTGAGCTTCAGAAAGACGAAGAAGAACGTAAGTATTACGCATACATGCGCCCAACCACAGAGTTTGATGCACTTGAGTTCTGGGGCAAGATCAGCGGCAAAATGCTCATTGAGTGGGGTCTGTCTGAAGAAGATGTCCCAGATGATGCGCGTGAGTACGATGCCAATGTTTGGATCGTAGGTAACTACGTCATTAAGGCGGTGTTGAATTACGATCCGCTTGGGGAGAAACCGTATGCCAAGACTTCGTTCATTAAATGCCCCGGTGCTTTTTGGGGTAAAGGCATCCCAAAAATTATTGAGGACCTCCAAGGAGTCTGTAATGCAGCGGCTCGTGCGCTCGTTAACAACATGGGCATCTCCAGTGGCCCACAAGTTGAGGTTAATCTTGAACGTATTCCCGCCAACGAGGACATAACGCAGTTGTCACCGTGGAAGATATGGCAGACGACGAACGATCCGTTAGGGTCGAGCGCACCTGCTATTCGTTTCACACAGCCAGAGTCTCGCGCACAAGAGTTGATGGGTGTCTACGATAGATTTAGTAAGTTAGCTGATGACCACTCCGGTATTCCAGCATACGTCTATGGCGACCTGAATGTACAGGGTGCGGGGCGTACTTCATCAGGGTTATCGATGTTGATGGGCGCAGCCGGTAAGGGTATTCGCCAAGTCATAATGCACATCGATAGTGACGTGGTTAAACCAATTGTACTTCGTCAGTTCGTATACAACATGCGTTACGACGAAGATGAGTCGATCAAAGGTGACGTTGAGGTCATTGCCAAGGGTGCGATTAATCTCGCAGTCAAGGAGACTGTCAACATGCGCCGTATCGAGTTCCTTAATGCAACTGCCAATCCGATTGATATTGAAATCATCGGTAAGGAAGGACGCGCTACTATCCTACGTGAAGTGGCGAAAGGGTTGCAAATGTCTGTGGATGACATTGTTCCATCTCGGGAAAAAGCTGCATACTTGGGTCAGGTTCAGGCTTTAGCCATGGCGGCTGCTGCACAACAGCAGCCAGAAGGTGCTACGCCTACTTTACCTGACGGTAGTCCCAAAGGTGGAATGGAAGCAAACACAGTACAGAGTCGGGTTAGTGGGAGGGCAGCATGATCAGACCCGAACCACAAATAGTTAAAGCACTTGCCGCAGTCGTCCGTCAACACCCAGAGTTGTTGAAGTGGCTTGAGGACTGGGAGATGCATGAGCTTCGACAATTACCCATCGCAATAAACAATACAGCACTGTTTCAGGGGCGGTGCCAAGTATTGGGTGAGCTTGCAAAGCTCGCCAAAGATGCCCCTGCGTTAGCGGCAAAGTCATTATAAAACTCGCCGTTTAATCACGCACACCGATAGGAGCGTTCAACATGGCACTTCCAGAGCAAATTCGTAAGCAGACCGAGGCTGTACAGGAGTTGTATAAGCAACTTAATGGCACCGACAACAACACAGGCGAGGGCACTCCTCCAGCCGATGGCACTGTCGCAGCTAATGAGTCTACAACTACTCCACCACAAGCCGACGATGTTACTGCATCGAATAGTGCTACTCCGTCCCCAGATGATAACCAAAGAACTGGAGACGACAATGTGCCGGAAGATACCGTCTTGCAAAAATACAAGACGCTTCAAGGGATGTACAACGCAGAAGTACCAAGGCTACATCAGCAGAACCGTGACATGCAACAGCGCCTTCAGAATATGGAGCAGTTGATTGCATCGATGTCATCTACTCAGCAGGCAGCTTCTATTCCTGCACCGGTTACTGAACCATTAGTATCCGAAAAGGAAGTTGAGGAATACGGCGAATCAATTGATGTGATGCGCAAAGTTAGTCGGGAAGAATTAGTACCGATGGCTCAGCGACTTGCACGAATTGAGTCAATGTTGCAGCAACTTCAGACGAATGTAGTACCACAAGTTCAAGCGGTAGCACATCGTCAGCAGATGACAACGGAACAGAAGTTCTGGTCTGATTTAGTTACAGCCGTGCCTAATTGGCGCGATATCAACGATAACGATACGTTTCAAGCGTGGCTGTTAGACGCTGATCCGCTGACTGGTATTACTCGCCAAACATATCTTGAGGATGCGCAGCGTTCGCTGGATGCGCCGCGTGTGTCGAATTTCTTTCGGACTTGGCTTGAGACTACTGGACAAGCCGTTGGTCAATCCGCCGGTAACACGAATACTGCAGCCTCCGAATTGGAGAAGCAGGTCACTCCGGGTCGCTCACGCGGCGCTGGCTCACCTTCTTCAAGTACCAATAACGGAAAAATGTACTCGCCGCAAGACATTCAAAAATTTTTCAATGATGTCCGAGCCGGTAAGTACAAAGGTCGTGAGCAGGATCGTGCCCGAATTGAACGCGATATCTTCAGCGCACAGCGGGAGAATCGCATAATCGCTAATGCTTGATTAGAGGAGTTCTATCATGTCTTATCCAAATGTATCGGGTAAACCGAACTATAGTGGTAATTTTATTCCTGAGATTTGGTCGGGTAAACTGATCGAGAATTTTTACGACGCCACCGTGCTCGCAGCTATCTCGAACACCGACTACGAAGGCGAGATTCGTCAATATGGCGATACCGTCAATATCCGCACTACACCTGAAATCACTATCCGCGAATATGTCAAAGGTCAAACACTGACCGTTGAAAATCCTGATAAACCAAAAATCCAATTGTTGATCGACAAAGGCGAATACTTCGCTTGCGTAGAAGATGATGTGGACAAGGTTCAATCAGATATCGCTTTAATGGATACATGGTCTAAAGACGCTTCCGAGCGTATGAAGATCAAGATTGATCAGCGCGTTTTAACTGACATCCTGCCCGGTATTGTATCCACCAATAAAGGTGCTACAGCAGGTGAACAATCTGCGTCATTCAACTTGGGTACTTCAGGTGCACCTTTGACTGTTACTAAAGACGGTGCGTCGACAACTACTGCTGTTGTTGATCTGATCGTTGATATGGGTACTGTTCTGGATGAGGCTAACGCCCCTGAGTCGGATCGCTTCATTGTGATTCCAGCTAAGATGGCTAACCTGATCAAGAAATCAGAATTGAAAGATGCGTCGTTATCTGGTGATAGCATGTCGGTTCTGCGTAATGGTCGCTTGGGTATGATTGATCGTTTTACAATCTATGTCAGCCACAACCTGAACGTGTCGTCCGGTAAGTACAGCATCATTGCTGGTCACAAGATGGGCTTCACATTTGCTTCACAGATGACGAACATGGAAACTATCCGTTCTGAGTCCACCTTCGGTAACATCATCCGTGGTCTGCAAGTCTACGGCTACAAAGTTACTAAGGGCGAAGCACTGGCTCAAGCTGTTATCCAGTTCGCTTAATCGATAGGAGGAATTAATCATGGCTGCTTATACTGATACCCTTGGCTTTAACAAGGGCACTGCTGCGTTTCCCGCAGATGTTAACTCTGTATCAAAGTTCGAGGTTAAACTCGACTTTGCTGCGATTGTTGCTGCTCGTCTTGCTGCTGGTGCTACTGCACTGGCTGCAACCGACACACTACAAGTTATTAGTCTCCCTGCTAACTCTATCGTTCTGTCTGCTGGTATCAACGTGGTCACTGCTGAGACTACGAATACTACAGCTACGCTAGACGTCGGTTACACCGGCGGTTCGCCTGCGGCTGCTAACGCTTACGGTAACGATCTTGCTACTAATAGCACCGGTTTAAAGGCTGCTGACCTAGCTAATCCTACAGTTGTTGCGACTGCAGATACCATCGACATTTTGCTCAATACTGCGGTTCCAGCTAACGCTGTGATCAATGTCTGGGCGATTGTTGCAGACGCTAACTAATCAGGCGGGGGGTACGCCCCCCGTTTAAGGAGATTGATATGGGTCTTTATACTGGTATAGCACAAGATAATGTGACCATTAATGGTGGTCGTATTGCTGCTACTACGTTCTCTACCACGGCTCCGGTTATTAAAACGGCTGCTTTTACCGTAGCGCAGAACGAGAATAATCTTGTCTGCAACGGCTCTGCTTCGATCAGTGTCACACTTCCTGCCGCTGCGTCTTGGGCTGGTCGTGAGATAAGGATTAAAACTATTGCCGCTTACACGGTTGTGTCTGCTTCATCTAATGTAAAACCAATTGACTCCAATACTGCTGGTACTGCAATTCTTGCGGCTACTGCTGGTAAATGGGCGACATTGATTAGCGACGGCTCTAACTGGGTCGTGATGGCTGCAGGCTAATGGGACGGGGCTTCGGCCCCTCCTCCACGGAGATTATTATGGCTACTGTTTCACCTATAACTTCTGTTGTCGATGGTATCCCACGGGTTACATGGGCGGATATAGTTACTGGCGACACTATTACATCGTTACCAGTACCCGGGCGTAAACTAACACCCGCGAGTGTGCAGATCGGTGGCACGTTCGGCGGGGCTACAGTTAAATTACAAGTATCAAACGACAATACGACGTTCTATGATCTAAAAGATACAAGTGGTACAACAGTAAGCGCTACATCAGGCGCTATCTTTGAACTTTCTTCTTCGGCTGCATACTTTAAACCAAGCCTTACTAGTGGCTCGGCTAACGCGGTTGATATTACTCTGATTCTACGTGGTTGATAGGGATAGATAATGCCAACTAATCTGACAGGTAGCACAATTGCCACCACATACGACCAACTGCTACATGTAAACGATGGCCCTGAGGCTGCTGAGAAAGTCGTTTATAGCGGCACTGGCGTTGCTACAGCATTAAAAGTGGGTACTCTGTCTGTGTCGGTGGACAATATTAAAATCGATGGGAATACTATTTCATCGACTGATACAAACGGGAATATTGTCCTTGCACCCAATGGTACTGGGGAAGTTGTAACCGACAACCTTGCGATTAGTGGGAACACCATATCGTCAACAGACGTCAATGGAAATATTGTTCTTGCACCTAACGGTACTGGTACAGTCAACATTGATAAAGCTAATATTACCGTCGGTACAATTACTGGAGCGGTATCGTTTGCTGGTGGGTCGTTTACTGGTATAACATTAATATCTGCTACAACGATTA